CCACCAGTACCAGCCATACCATTATGGTTGTGGCAATAGTAGTATAAGTTTGGTGCATCTGATGGCACAACAAACTCTGTATATGCACCAGGTTGACCTGGTGTACCAACGTGAGTTACGCCACTGGTATACTCAACTCCACCACCGTGAATACCGTGTTGTGTTGTTGAAAATCTAATAGGATGTGTAAGATTACTAGAGTCATCCTGTATAAACTTATATGTACTTCCTTGAATAAATGTTAAGTTGGGATAAAGAACACCATCAAGACGATATTTGTTACCATCAGATTCACTTGTAACAGTTACCGTATGTGTTTTTGTTTCCGTTTCGTCGTTCCATATGGTGACGAAATAAGCAAAAGTACCGTTTGGATACTCAGGAGTATGGCAATAGCGACCATTGTATACATCTAAATGTCTCCCAGATTTACTAACGTTATATTCATAGTCCTCTACAAGAGAACCTTTAGGAGGATTTGCTGCTGTATTACCATATGCAGGTCTATTAGTAGCAATACTTTCTCTAATTTGATAACCTGTCTCCATAATTTTAACAGGAGATGTGTTATCTTGTGCTGAATCATATCCATAAGGACCGTAGACAGGATAACCGTCAAATGCCAATCCTAAAATTTTAGAATGCCCATCAGGGTGACGCATATTATCACCTTGATACTGACTTAATCCATAATAATCATTGTAAGAACCCATCACTTGATTAACTTTCCAAGAACTTAGAAAATCACCATCAATATAATGGTATTGATCATTAGCGTTAGGTCTACCACCAGCAGCATCATCACCAGGATTGTACATACCAAAGACATCAGAAGCAACCCAATTAAATCCAGATGGAGGAGTCCCAAGACTACCAGCAGAGGGATTAAACAAAGCAACACCGTTGGCAGAAATTCCAACAATACCTAGTGGTATAGAACCACCAGCAGTTGTGTTATCTCCACCTCTATACGTAAAAGCGTGACTGAAAGTATACGCAGATACTTCATTTAGATTGTTTGCATTAGGGAACGTACCCTTAGCAACTGGATGTGGCATTCCATCGCCAGTTACTGTTAGTACATCTGTTGCTGCATTATAGGAACCTTGAGCTGCCATTAGTTGTCATCAAAGATTTGATCTGGACTGAAGTTATCAACTGTAGTTGCACCGATGTTAATCGTTAGAACTGCTGATTGAGATAATGTTGGAGTTGCACCGACTGATGTAAGTCCGACTCTGAATTCATCACCACCATCTGCCTGTGTAGTTGCAGGAGCATTGAAGGTAGGTGATGTAGCACCTGATATATTTATCCAAGCGTTAGTACCATAATCCTTCTTCTGCCACTGATAGTTAATAGTGCCACCAGCAGGTGTTGTGGATGCGATCACAGTGAATGATGCAGGATCACCTTGGTTAACTGTTGTGTTAACAGGTTGTGATTCAATGGTTATAAATGCTTCACCAACTGCCTCAGTTTCGCCAGGTGGGATGTAATTAGGATCGTAAATATCAATACCACCGTTAACACCAGCACCTGTAGGTCCTAAGAAGTCGTCTGCGACTGTAGTAGCAACTTCAATCGATGGATGTGAGTAACCTTGACCCGCATTCTTAACATCAATACGTGCGAGACCAACGAGTGCTTTAATCTTACCACCGAAACCAGAGGAGGAAATCACATCAACGTTTGGACGAGATGTATAACCATCACCTGAGTTTGTAAGTATCGCTTCAGTGATACGTCCTTTCTCGATAGTTGCAAGAGCAGAAGCGTTACGTCCACGAACAGATCCAGTGTATTCGAAGGTAATTAGTGAGTTAGAAGACTCAATCAGAGCAACAGTTCTTTCAAATTCTTCACCTTCAATTGCTAGTTTGTCACCAGCTTCGATTGGTGGTACGACTGTTGCAGCAATAACGTCAACATCAGAACCAATGTAGGAGAATGCAACGAATGTTGAACCAGCACGAGGAACTTCAGAGAAGATAATACGTGAACCAACGATCTCAAAACCGATGCCTGGTTCCTGAATAACACCATTTAACTGACAGATGATGTTGTTTTCAGGTCTAATTGTATTTGACTGTACACCTTCAGTTAGTGTCAAGGAGTAGAACACTCCACCTAACTTCAAGTTGAATGAGTTACGTAATGAATCGAAGTCGAATGAGATGTCATCCAACTGTCTTAACTTACCTACGTACACACCGTGGAAGGTAGAGTTAATTGCAGGTGCTTCAGTAAATTGAATGTTGTCAGAGAATGCAGTGAATGCGTTACTACCGCCTGGTGGTTGTAGAATACCGTTCACGAAGATCATCATATGACCTGCTGGATCTGGGAAGTATGCAGTACCGTTTGTTTGTGTTAACTTGAAGTTCTTAGTTTCTCCATCGAATCCTCTGAAGTACCTTCTAACACGTCCACGTAAAGTCTTAGCAACTGAACAAGCACCTCTGAATCCATAATCACCGATGATTTGAGCGTTCTTAACGAATGTTCCAGAAGTATCACCAAGGTGAATGATCGCACGTAGACCGATTTGTTCAATTTTTTCAATCTTTCCATAAGCAGTTGTGTTTGAAATATTTACTGTAGTTATTGCAGAAGTTGTAACGCTTGGGAAGTTAGATCCAGGTGGAATCTTAGCAAGTTGATATGCAGTATCACCTTGGATTACAGTTAAATCTTCACCAATACCTACGTATCTACCTTCTTCATTTGCAAGGTATACGTAATTATTGTCTGCATCGTGTTCAGTAACAATAAATGTATGTCCTACAGATTGTCCAGCGTTCTGTAATTGTAATGTATCACCAACCTTAAAGGTATCATCAACACCGAAGTCAGTAACTAATGCTGCATATTCAAATCTTGTTATGAATGTTGAGTGAATATATTCTCCAAATCCAGGAAGGATATTAAATCCTTCAATCTCGATGATCTGATCAGTAACAGAACCGTAGATAACATCGCCACTATTGAATTCACCTTTAACAGATTCAATGTCAAATGTGACACGTCCAGATTGGTTATCAAGTAGAGCACCATCGTTATTACGTACTATCAATGCTTCTGCCTTACTTGTAGCATTCTTAGCATAAAGTATATCAGTAGCAATGAAATCACCTTGCTTGATGTTGATCAATAAGCGATCGTGAATATCAGATCCAATATTACCTGTAGCACCAGAGGTAGATCCCTCGATTGCATCACCAGATTGAATGTTTCCACCAGTAATAATAATCTTCACATATGTTGCATTGTCTGTAGCGAGGATAGTTCCTTTGTTACCAGTAGCACCAGTCTTAACAACTTCTTCACCGTTAACAAATGTCTCAGGATCACTTGTACGTGTGAGTGGCATCCACTTAACAGCGTATAGAATATCTGCTAAGTTGTCTTGGATTCTAATAACTTCACCATATGCACCTGAAGTTTCACCGAAGAATATATCAGCAGTATTGATACCACCAGTAATAGGTGTAGGAACATTACGTGTACCGTAAGTTGTAGGAACTCTATTGATACCAGTCTCATCAGATACAGATAATTGGTGAGTCTGACCAGGTGTGCCTGGAGATAGTACGGTAAGTTTCTCACCATCAATCTCTTCTGCCAACCAGATTAGATTCTCTGATGTGTCTGGGTGAATGATATAAGTTGTACGATCTAATTCTTCAATAGCAGTACCAAGAACTGTATAAGTTACACGATCATATGCTTCGAAGTTGTGTCCATCAGGAGCATCAAGTGAACCATTCTGATTAACCTGAGCACCAACATCAAAGTTAAACTTCAAGTAAATTGATGGGAATGTAGAACGGTTAAGTGCAACGTCAATTATATGATATAGTTGATGTAATTTGTGTTCAGCAGTCTCAGTAGGACGATACTCCTTATTCTCATAAGGAATCTCTTGGTTATATCCACCAGGATTATCTGCTTTCTGTTTAATAATCTTGACACACATTTCTTTAACAGCGTCTGCGTGGAAGATTAATTGTGTCCTGAAGATGCCAGGATACGCGATGAAATTACCCTCGGCATCAAACCAACTATTAACTAAGTCGATTGTTGCAATATTACCGTCTGTGAGTAAGTCATAAATGAATGCTTTACGTACTGAATCACCGAATGCTTCATCACCGTTATAACCTGCGTAAGTTTGTACTGTCTTATAATATGATTCACGTCTGACGTATGTGTCATTCAATAATAGTAGTCTTGCAGTTTGACGATACATTTCAGGAGCTTGTCCAAGAGTATCTTCTAACAAGTCTGCCAATGTTGCCATAGCAGAAACTACGTTATAGCAAATACCACCACCAGCAAGAAGTGTATTAGTTTGAGCAGGTGCGTTTCTTGTTATTGATTGGTTAGTAAAGTAGTTACCATTTCCTTTAGAAGCAGTGTCAATAACATTAATTAAGTATCCAAATAATGTACTAATTGTAGATGCTTCAGTTGCACAGTCACCAGATCCACTATCATATGTGATTGAAATATCACGTTGAATTGCACGTTCACCTGTTAGTGGCCACTCCTTCGGTAAAGTTCTAGTAATACCACTTATGTAACTATTTGGATTAGCTGATCCACTACCAAATAGATTGATAGGAATATTCATTAATGTAGTAATAGCAGATGCTTCGTTTTGACAACGAGCAGCACCACCACCAACATATGATGTTAGCGAATCATTTGTAGAACTAACAAAGATGTGATTATAAGCACCACCAGTGTGAATAGCAGCTCTTCTGATACCGTGCTTAGTTGCTCTTACAAATGTATGAGTAGTTGTGTTTGTAGAAGGTGTGGTTGCTAGAACCTGTACATCAAATGTGTTGGTAGTTACATTTGAAATTGTAAGAATCTGACGACTTACAGGATCCTTTGATCTTGGATATGGATGTTCAGTAGCACCACTATCTTGTGTGCAAGTGAATACGATAGAATCGTCATCGATAATAACACCATCTCCAGTTTCCCAACCGTGGTTAGGAACTGTAACAGTCATAACACCTGAAGTAGGATTATATGCAGCGTCAGTAACAGTTGTCTTAGCAGGACCTTCGAATTGGTGAGTGTAATGTCCACCACCACGAACTGCCATACCAGTAGAACTTACATACTTGTGATTGTAAACACCACCACCAAGAATCTTAGGTTTAGTAACTGCACCAGCAGTAGCAGATACGTATGACCAAGATGCAGTATTACTATTAGTTCCGTAAACAATAAGAATGCGGTTATCAGAAATTACACCTTGTACACGAATCATTCTTCCACTTACTTCATCATTTGAATTTGGTAAAGCACCTTGACTAAAGGTAACAGCACCATCAGCAAGATAAATGTACTCACCCACATACATCTTATGATTAGGAATGGTCAGCGTCATTACACCTGTAGTTGGGCTGTAGGTAGCTCCAGTTATATCGTAAGTAGTAGTAGTGGTAACGTAGTTGTGAGTTGTAGTGTTAGAAGAAATACCAACGTTGATTGTAATATTTCCAGTAGGATGTGTAACTCCGTTATCTGTTGCAGAGTAGAACTGATGAACAGTCTGATCTAAGTTTGCACGACCAACAAATACATCAAACTCGTGAGTAGTTACATCAGAAATAGGTAGATATTCGTTGTATGCAGGATCATTTTGTCTAGGATATGGATGGAGAGTTTCATTATCATCTTTAGCACAAGTAAATGTAACTGAGTTTTCTGCCATCTTGATTCTATCATTTGCTTTCTCTACACCATTAGCAGTTGCAGATACAAATGAGTGAGTTGTCTGATTAGAAATCGGACCTCTACCAAAGAAGTTACCAACATTAACGTGGAAATGATTTGTACTTACCTTAGTTGCAACTAACCAAGCACCACTACCAGGATCAGTTGATCTTGGATATGAATGATTAGTAGCATTACTATCTTGATCACAAGTAAATGTAATAGAATTATCAGCGATTCTAATTCTGTCACCTTCCTTGAATCCGTGACCTGGAATAGTCAATCTCAACATACTGTCAGCAGGTGTATAAAGAGCATCAGTTACAGTATGAGATGTGGAAGCAGTGAAATTATGATTAGGTATTGTAAGTCTCATCACACCTGATGATGGACTGTATGAAGCATTGGTTACTGTATGAGTTGTCTCTTCAACCTGATCAATGTTGATTCCTCTCTGATAGAATGGATCTCTCTTATGCTCCATACTATTAGAAGCAATAGACACAGTAGTATGATTATAAACACCACCACCTCTAACAGTTGCTCTTGTTATACAATTAGCAACAGCAGATTTAAATGTATGAGTAGAAATATTAGTGGAAGGAACATTGTCAAGAACTTTAACTCTGAATGTTGTACCAGTTACAGTTTCAATTGGTAACCACTTATCCCAAGCAGGGTCTGTCTTACGTGGGTATGGGTGATCAGAAACGTGACTATCTTTATCACAAGTGAATGTAATTCCGTTCTCAGCAAACTTAACCATATCTCCTTCGTTATATCCGTGATTAGAACAAGTAACTGTCATCATTCCAGTCACAGGATCATAATCAATACCAGTAGGAGTAATACCAACTTGAGGTTGCCAAACGTGAGTGGTTATATTAGTTGAAGGTGCAGATGCAAGAGTTTGTATAGTAATACTTGTATCATCAACAGCAGAGATAGGTACTGAAGTTTGATATAGAGGGTCAGTAGATCTTGGATATAAGTGGTCTGTAGCTTGACCATCCTGATCACAACGGAAGTTCAATGACATCGCAGCGATGCGAATGCTCTGACTTGTAGTGAACTTATGCTCACCAATAGTCATCTTCATCAATCCAGTAGAAGGATTATAATCTACAGCGTATGGTTCAAATCCAGTAGTAGGTGTCTTACCTACAAATACATTAAAGGTATTTGCTTGAACACTCTCAACTGTAACCCACTTATTATAAACTGGATCAGTTGTACGAGGATATGAATGGTTATCAGCATTACCGTTCATATCACAAGTAAATGTGAATGCGTTTTCTTTGAATCTTACAAAATCACCATTAGAGAATCCGTGATTATTCTGTGTGATAGTTAAGTATCCAGTAGAAGGATTATAATCTACATCACTAGGAGTAGATTCGATGAGAGTAGAACGAGGATATGGATGATTCGTTGCATTGTTATCTAAACCACAAGTGAATATTAATGACTCAGGTTGTACTCTAATATTATCAAATCTATTGAAGTAATGATTACCCAAACCAAGAGTCATAATACCTGTGATTGCGTTGAAACTCGCAGTGGCAGGATCAAACCCAGTAGAAGGTGTAGAACCAACGTTAACCTTAACCCATCCAGTTTGTAGTTTCATTCCACCAGTAGTTGCACTGACGAATGTGTGAGGATAGTTTCCAGCAGCAGTTGAAACACCAACATTAACAGTAAATGTGTTTGTAGTTACTGCCTTAATTGGAATCCAATGTCCAGCTACAGGATCATCTGCTCTTGGGTATGCGTGGTTAGTAGCATTACTATCTTTAGTACAAGTGAATGTAATAGCATCCTGATCAAACTTAACCATATTAGGAGCAACAGTAATACTATTAGGAACTGATGCTTGGAATCTATGCTCACTCTGGTCAGAGATAGCACCACCAGTTTCTCCAGTACCAACGTTAACTGTAAATCTATTTTGAGAAGCGTGTTTAACAACTAGGAATTGATCAGATGCAGGATCGCTTGATCTTGGATATGGATGAGTTGAACTGAATTGATCTTTAGCACATCTAAATGTAACAGCACCATCAGCAAGTTTGACACTTTCTCCATCAGTAATACCGTGATTAACTGAATATATTTCCATATCACCTGTTGTAGGATCAAACTTAGCAAAGGTTGGAGAGAGTGTTCTTGAGGTTTTTAGACCGTGACCATTAAGGGTACAGGTCATATCACCAGTTATAGTATTGTAAGATGCATCAGTAACAGTATGAGAAGTGGAACCTGCTTCCTTCATTACTAAAGCAGTGTTTGCAGCAGGGTCAGTTAAACGAGGATAAACGTGCTCAGAAGCGTGATCATCCATATCACAAGTAAATGTCAATGCATTATCGTGAATCTTGATACTTGTTCCTTCAAGAAGTTCGTGTGCACCAACCATAAGTTCCATATCACCTGTTTCACCATCATAGATTGCATCAGCAACACTATAGAATACAGCAGGTGTTGTACCAACATTAACTGTAATTGATCCAGATTCTAATTCAATACCATCAGGTTGTGCTTCAATAAACTTATGAACATACTGACCACCAGTAGTAATAGCATTATTGGAAGCAGAAATAAATGTATGAGATGTTTCGTTAGTAGAAGGTACTGCTGGAAGAACATTAACTGTAATTGAAGTTGAAGTTGCACCATCGATTGTCAATACATTACTGTATGATGGATCCTTAGACTTAGTAATAGAATATGGCAACGCTGACTTAAATACGTGGTTGTAATTACCACCAGTCTTGATTGCAGCAGGTTCTGCATATAAGAACTTATGCTCGTAGTTACCAGCAGTAGTTGCACCAACATTAACAGTAATTGTATCGTCCTTCTTAACGATTCCATCAGTTAAACCAGAAACAAATAAATGAGCAGTTTGGTTAGTAGATGGGATAGAGAATAGTACTTGAATGTCAAAAGTATTTGTAGTGACGTTAGTTACTTTTAACCACTTATTAGATGCTAAATCAGTGTGTCTTGGATAAGGATGGTTTGTTGCATTGCTATCCTCAGCACAAGTAAATGTCAATGCACCATCTCTTAGTTTGACATAATCACCATCAATTAATCCGTGATTGTTGCTAGTAATCTGACAAATACCAGTAGTTCCACTATAAGAAGCACCTGTAGGAGTTAAAGGAGTACCTTCGTGCTTAATAGTAACTGAAGAATCAAATGCTTGGTCTTTCTTATATGAAAGAGATCCAGCAACAGCACTTACAAATGCGTGAGTGTAAATACCACCGCTTCTCACAACACCTCTAGTAATGCTATCAGAAACAGCACTTACAAATGCGTGAGTTGTAGTATTAGTAGAAGGTGTTACAGCAAGAACAGTAACTTGGAATGTATTCTGAGTTACGTTAGAAACTGGTAAGAACTGATGGTATGCAGGGTCAGTTGATCTTGGATATGCGTGGTTAGTAGCATTACTATCTTGATTACAAGTGAATGTGAAAGCATTTTCATCGATTCTGATGTGCTCACCATTCATTAAACCGTGATTAGCAACAGTAACTTCCATAACCCCTGTACTTGGGTTGTAAGTTGCATTAGTTGGTGTCAACTTAGCAGGTGGTTGCCAAGTATGAGCAGTTACGTTTGTAGATGGAACTGTACTTAGAACTTGTACTGAAATTGTGGTGTCAGTAACAGCAGTGATTGGGCAAGAAGTATCATAGAATGGGTCAGTAGAACGAGGATAAGAGTGATCAGTAGCGTAGTTATCTTGAGCACACTTAAATGTAATTGAATTATTAGCGATTCTTACAGATGTTCCAACTGTTAAGTCGTGAGCACCAATGGTCATAACCATAATACCTGTAGAAGGATCATAAACGACCATTGAAGGATCGAATACAACACTAGGTGTCCTACCTACGTTACAAGTAAACTCAGTTGTGCTAGTTACATCAACTTCTAACCACTTACCAGATGCAGGGTCAGTTGATCTTGGATATGGATGATTTGTTGCATTACTATCCATTGAGCAAGTGAATGTAATAGCATTATCAGCAAACTTAACTTTATCGCCATCTGTGAAGCCGTGAACAGCAGCAGTTGTTACTGTTAATAAACCAGCCGCTGGATCATACATAGCGTTGGAAATATTAGGAGCAGTAAGAATAGTAGAACGTGGATAAGGATGCTCTGTAGCGTGACTATCTTGTGCACAACTGAATACGATTCCACTTTCTTCAATCTTCAATGCAGTACCAGCTTGTAGATTGTGAGTACCAATAGTGAGTTTCATATCACCAGTAGTAGGGGTGTAAACCGCATCTGTCGGTGTGAAACTTATTTGAGGAGATTCTCCAACCTTAAATGTAAATGTGTTTGTAGATATTGCTGCAATTTCCATCCAAGAATCATATGCTGGATCCTTCTTACGTGGATATGGATGCTCAGAAGCATTTCCGTCCATATCACAAGTCATCACGATTCCATTTTCAGCAACCTTAACAAACTCACCAACCTTAAAGTCGTGATTAGCAACAGTAACTGTTAGGTGACCATTAACAGGATTGTAAGAAGCATCTGTTGGAGTAACCTGTACAGTCTGTGTTCTTGGGTATGTGTGATAAGTAGCGTTATCGTCCTCATCACAAGTAAATGTTAGAGAGTTATCTGCTATCTTGATGTGAGTACCAGCAGTCAAACCGTGGTTTCCAAGAATAAGTTCTAGTGCACCTGTAGTTGGGTTGTAGTTTGCTTGAGATGGTGTGAAGTATTTGATAGGACTCTTACCAATGTTCACATCAAAATTGTTTCTAGTTACATTAGAAATTGGTAGGAATAATCCACTTGCAGCATCAGAAAGTCTTGGATAAGTCTTCTTACTATAATGCTGATCCATAGAACAAGTGAATGTCATAGAATGATTAGAGATTCTAACTCTGTCACCATTCTTGAATCCGTGATTAGGAATAGTAATACTTAAGAACGCACTATCAGGTCTCCAAGAAGCAAATGTAGCAGTATGGAATGTAGTCCCGACAGCTTCAATATCAATTGCTTTATCAACTACTGGGTCAGTAATACGAGGATACTTATGAATAGTTCTGTAATTATCCTGTGAACAACGGAATAGTAGTTCATCTTGTAGAATCTTAAGTGATTGACCAATTCTTAGATTGTGTGATCCAATATCAAGAGTTAATAGACCTGTCTCAGGATCATAAGTAGAATCCTTTGCATCAAAGTTAATTCTCTGTGTTATACCAACATTGACTGTAATATCCTGTCCACTTACAGCAGTAATAGGAAGAATTGCTAATGCAGCAGGATCAGTTGCTCTTGGATATGGGTGTAAAGTTTGATGATCATCTTGATCACAAGTAAAGACTAATGAATTAGTATCAATTCTAAGAGTATCACTTGTAGTAATTGAATGAGAACCAGTGATAGTAAGAACTAAGTCTCCAGTATTAGGATTATAAGTTGCATTTGATGGTGTATGTTTAGCAGTTCCACTTGCTTGGTCAATAGTAATATCAAGATCATAGATCGCATCACCTTCGGTATAACCGTTAGTTGTGATCAACTGCTGTCTCATTACTGCAATAGCAAGGTCACGTGCTTGTTCGAATACGTACTTAACTTCAGCTGCTTGGTTATTGACGTGTTGAATAGCATTAGCATCAGTGATATAAAACTCAGTGGCATACCACATCTTGTTATTACCACCGTGTGATAAGTTGAATACTAATGACTCTAGAATATCAACACAGTCATCAACACAAGACTGATAACCATATCCACCAAATGCTAGTGAAGGATACTGCTGTACAGCACGTCCAACAGCAGTGGTAGCAATGAATCTTAAGTTATTTCTAATCTCATCAGCAGCATTATATGCCTTGTTACCAGAAGCGTTTTCGTAGTAAGTATCACGTGGTTCTACAATAGCACCACCGCCAGCAAAGCCCTCTCCACCAGTAGCACCACCGCCAGCTGGAGCATATGTTGCATATGGTTTAAATCCAAGACGGTTCTGAATCGCGAGAACTGTCATATCTCTTGCCATCTTCATAGCAAAGAGTGTTTCAGCAGGTTGATCCTTAACGTGCTTCAATCCATTCTCAGAATCAAGATACAATAATGCAGCATCGTAAGTCTTAGAGTTAGAGTTAAATCTAAGATCGTGAACAACACCTTCTAGAATATCAACAATATCATCTTCACAATTAACCTTTCCACCAGGAACTCTAAATCCATAATGTTTGAATGCTTCTGTTTTGATTGTTAAGTCAACTGCTTCCTCAGCAATCGCTCTCTTATTAGTATTGATTAGATCAGCAGCATCTAAAGCACGTTGTGATCCTGCATATATCTGAGGATCAAGAGGTTGCTCTGCAAAGTTGTCATCAGCAGAAACTTCTTTACGGAATACTGGAAGGTCTGTATACTGCAACTGGAATAGATCATCTATAGTCAGTGGAGTCATACCTGTAATATTAGCGATGTTTTCAGCTCTACCAACTAAACAGTTCTGTAATGCTTTCTCCATTAACCACTTAGCATAACCAATAGCATCAAGCATTGGTAGTAGTTCTGTCTCAACGTAAGAAATATTATCAGATGAACTTAAATAAGAATCTATAATTCCTTGAATATTAGCATTACCACCAGTAAGTAAATCTCCTGAGATCGCAGGTATAATGTGGTCTCTCAAGTCACGAATACACTTATTGGTACCTACAGATCCACCAGGTATAGTGAGTTTATCTGCGGTATTAAACCCAATCATTATGTTGTATTTTTCTTCCAACCACATCACTGTTTCTTCAGCGATTGCCTTTCTATTAAAGTACAATAGATCAGCACCGTCTCTATATCTGTGACCTGTAGGACCTAGAACATCAAGAAGGTCATCCATAATATCACTAATGTAAGTAGTGATTGTACTGGAGGCTGGTGATGCAAAGTAATTAGGAACACGAATACGAGTTGTATATACACCAGTTAGATCATCAGCGTTAGCAGTGATAACAGTATTACATAACTTACCAACTTCTCTCCAAGCATAGATGGACTGGAGAAGTTCTCCATTAACGTGTGCTAACTGACCTTGTTGGTTAGCAAGATATCCTCTACCTGCAACAATAGTATTATAGTTACCACCGTATTTAAGATCAGCAACGATAGCAGGTATAATATATTCGTAAGTATCTCTTAAACAAGTCTTAGTACCTTGATCAGATATACCAGTATCACCAGGAATGATAAAGTCAGGATACTTCGCCTTCATTCTTCCGATAGCTTCCTCAGCAATCCAATACTTATTCTTCTCAATTATATCTGCACAATCTCTATAAGTATCACGAGCAAGATCAATCTCTTCAGTCATAATCTCATCACGCCATAGTTCTACACCATCAGCAGAACATTGAGATGTTATTGTTTGTTGGAATGTAGCATAAATTTCACCTTTAATAAGAGGAATAGGTGCTTCACCATCAAATCCAAATGTTAGACGTAAGTCTCCAGAATCATATGTTGCACTTGGAGTAAAGCTAGAACTGTATTCAGCAATCCCTTTCTTAATCATCAAGTTTTCAATATGACCTGTCATTGGTAGAGAACCAGCAACGTTCGCACCAATCTTAACTGGCATATTGCCATAGTTTGTAGCGTCTGTATAATCAACACCTTCTTTTGAACCACCAACAAATAGTCTAGTTAGACCAGAGTTACGTGTTACAGCGATATGTGTCCAAGTATTTGCTTGTAAACTAGCAGACGATGTAATTCTATCAACATTACCTGTGTTCCAACGAACAGTGTTATTAACAATGATTAAGTATGCTTCGGTTGTAGAACCAGCAGCAGTTCTAAAGTCAATAAGAACTTGGTTAGTATTAACAGCAGTAACCTTGACCCATAATTCAATAGTGAAGTCACCAGCAGCACCAGCACCATCTCCAAAAGCAACATTTTCAGTTGCAGGATATGTTAAGTATGCACTACCGTTAAATTCTAATGATCCAGTACCAACAGCATAATCTAAGTTATCTACAACTACATTAGTATTAGTTAAGAGACTATTAGTAATGTATTCTCCAGCAGTAAATGCACCAGTTGGGTTCTTAGTATAGATCCACTTATTACCTGCATTAGAACCGATGATCTCAGCAGTGTTTCCAGATGCGATACCTTTAACTGTCTCACCAAAGACGAAGAATCCACCAGATGACTTATCTTTATAAGCGTGCTTAATAGATTTAAGATTTTCAGTGTCAACAAATGAGTATGGAGGTGCAACTCTTTGTAAGTTACTTGTAGACCAAGGATAAGTTACTTTATCAGCACCTGTAGGATCCTGTAATGTATCAGTAATTATTCTGAAGTAGTTTGTAATAGCAGATGTCTGGTTTACACAAGCATTAGCATCAGGAACTGATAATAGTGCAGTACTTGGTTCTGTTCTAGTTTGACCAGCTAAGAATGCTGCTCTTGTGCCAGGTGATGCAGTAGTACCGAGGGCATTAATCAGTAAATTCATCAACGTGGTTATTGTTGCCTCAACTGTTGCACAAAGTGGACTTTCAAGTGATGCAGTTAGAGTTGCATCAGTAAACTGTGTCCAACCGTGTGAAGTATCTTGTTTTGCAACAGCAGTATTTCTCATAACAGCGATTGCCATATCTCTGGCTTTAGTCATCGCATTTACGATGGTATCTCTGTCTCCAGAAGTAACACCATAATGAAGAATTCTATCAGTTGCTTCATATACAAAGTCATTACCACCGTGAGCAGTGTTATATCCTAATGCTTCTAGAACATCAACAATATCAGAAAGACAATGCTCATCTCCACCAGATACTGTATAACCAGGATTCTGCTGTTTAGCATAGTACAATGCTTCGTGAGCGATATACCACTTGTTAGCAAGAATCATTGTTCTTGCATCACCGTGAGAGTTATCAGTAACACTATACTCACCAGTAACGGTTAAATCTTTCCATTGCTGTAATGAAGTATGTACAGTATTAATAGTCACCATATTGATACACTTGATCGCTAGATCTCGTGCCTGTTCCATTGCGTAAACAGTTTGAGGTACTTCACCATCTACGTGATATACACCGCCACCTTGAACGTAAGTATTAGCAATATCAAATACTTCAGAGTTACCATCAAACTCTAACTGCCACGCCATCATAGTAAGAGCATCTACGATATCATCTTCACAATCTGCGTTTCTTCCAGTTTGAATGCTAAAGGAGGGGTAGAAAGCCAACATTGCTCCCACGGATTCTTCTGCAATAAACCTTGCATTACGTGTTAGAGCCTCAGCAGCGTTAAATGTACGTACATCGTGTCCCCTTCTTAGTGAAGAGTTACCAAAGTATAGTTTCTTAAGACGTAATTTATCACCAGCAACAAATGCAGTACCAGATTGGTTATAAAGTCTAACCTCTTGGTTACGTACATTCTCAAAGTCTAGGAAGTCTTGGTTATTAACTGTTTCAGTATAAAGTTCAGTTGGGTTAATAACAGTCTCTGAAATGTTATCAAGGATAACGTTCGGGAAGGTAATTGAAGGAACCCTCTGGAATACAAGACCAAAGAAGGAAGATGAGGGAGATAGATCAACTGTATCAATAATCTGACTAGATACCTCATCCTGATAAGGTGCAATAGACTGAATAGTTGCTGCAATCTTAGAACGTGCTGAATAAATTATATCGTTAAATCCTAAATCAAATTCACCAGTTTCAAACTCAGCAGTACCAGATGTACGAGAAACAACAAGTAAATTAGTAACAGTACCATCATCTAGGTTATTTTCTTCAATAACAGCAAACTTACCTTGTAGGTTAGTAATTCTTTCACCTTGTTCGTAGATAGTCTTAGAAGTTTGAGGAGAAACATCGCTAAGAACAGAGTTAAATCCTGTAGCACTATTAAGAACATTTTCATTGATTTGGAAAGTTCCTTCTCCATCAATAACGTCAATGTAATCAGTACCAGAGTCAATTACAGTTGCAGTTGCTTCAGAAACTATACCACGAACTGTATTGCCTAGTAATGGGAAAATACCACCAATACTACTAAATGTTAGTCTTGTGATTATCTTTTGTGCTAGTGTAACCTTTCTAAACTTAATTCTAGAAGGTGCTTTCGGTGCTTCAGTAAAGACAACTGAAGGTCCTGAAGTTGAGAATGATACGCTAGGAGACTGTGCAACACCATTAATCAAGACAAACATCTGATTATCTGCTGCTGTAATACTTCCACCCTCTACATTAAGAGGGAACTGAGTTCTAATTCCATCAAAGTCCTCAGAAATATCATCTAATTTCTTAACGATAGAAGTTAGAATTTCCTCAGAGTTAGTAAGTCTCTTCTGTCTGAATAAGACTTCAGTGTTATTAAACTGAGTATAAATTGGTTGTGCGTTAGCAAATGATGTAATTTTATTAATATTAGTGAAACTATTGATATTAACTTCTTTAATAAGGTCAGATACAACCTTTCTTCCAGATATATCCTTACCACCAGTGATTGATAGTTCACCAAATAGGTTAAATCCAACAGGGTGGTTTGTTTCTAGTACAGGTTTTCTCCACTGGTTAATAGGTGTTTGAGACTTAATAACATAGGAGAAGTTCTGATAGAAGTAACTATCTTGAATCTTCTGAACAATTTCAGATGGTTTACCAACGTCATCGATAAACTGACCTGGTGTATTGGTTAGAGATGCAATTTCAAGTGTACCTCTTGCAATAGAAAGGTTATCAATCAAACCAGAAGCACGTGATACCTCACCAGTTACTCTTTCACCAGGATTCCATACACCGTCATAGTTTTCAAGTTTAAGGATTCTAGGTCCGATCTGCCAACCTTCGTTAGTAGAAACATAACCTGTAGCAGATGCAAGTTGAAGTGAAGTACCTTGATAAACAAGTTCACCTGCAAGGAATCTAGAAGTTTCAACGATAGCAGTTGCTTGACCACCAAATACCTCAGTAAGAAGTATCTGTCTACCTTCACCTTGTGTTAGGAATGTAATGTAAGAACCAGATTCAGCGTCTAACTGTGTTAGAGAGATACGTAACTGATCAGATTCAAGACCATTTGCTTGACCTGCAATAGCATAGTATGTCTGGGAAGAAGATAGACTGACCAAACCTGCTGAACTAGGTTTTGGTAGAATACCGACTGTAGATCCAAGATCCTCTGCTCTTAATGTTACTTCTGCTCCGTTTGTTATACCGTGTGGGAAGTTGAACTGTAGATATCCTAAATCAACGTTAACAACGTAGTTAAATTCTGATTTAAGTGTAACTGTTGGTTCAGAACTGTAACCTGCACCTGGATCTTTAATAATGATCTCGGAAAGTCTGTTGTTCTTAACTATTGCTTCAGCACTAGCACCAGAACCACCACCACCTTCGATTACAACAGCAGGTGTTGAAGTATAACCAGAACCTGGGTCAGTTATCTTGATTTGTGCTAGTAAAGCGGTATTAAACAACTGAAGGTTTACAGGGAAAGTTATTTCAGGTTTTAGTGTATAGTCGTGAGAATAACCGAAACCAAATTCATTGTTCTTAAGTTTCTTGATCTTACCAATTGATTTACCTTGTAAGAATACAGATGCACCTGAACCTTCATCAGGAATCACAACATCTAGTACTGCACCAGAACCTGCAAGTAGAGGTCCTAAAATACCTGGTATAGCATCTACATCAATAGTTGCAGTTTTATATCCTTTACCTGCTGAGGTTAAAGTAACATCAGTTATAACACCAGTAAAGTCACCGTCATCAGTAACTGTGATGTTACACATAGCACCTTCACCGTCTCCAGAGATAGGAACATTATAATAGACACCATTTACATATTCAGTACCACCGTTAGTAACTCTAACCTTTTCAATTTCTCTGTTAGAAGCAATATCTGTAACGATTGGTAGTTTCTGATAGAATCCACCTGGATTTACCAGTTTAATAGCGGAAATAGGTCCGATAGCCTTAATTGATGTTGTTGAGTAAGTAGAACGAGGAAGACCAAATTCATCATTACCCACAGCACCAGTAGTTTTTTCTGGTTCATTTAATAGTCTGAAGTCGAATGTTTTACCACCGTTACTTGTACCAGTTACTCTAAATGTACCTTGATAAGGTGAAGTTATAACGTCAATGAATGATCCTTCACCAACAGGAGAGTTTGCACCTGTTCTAGAAGGGTCAAAGTAGTATGAAATATTAGTAACGTCTTCGTTAATGATAAATTTAACCAATGGAGTTGGTGAATCATCATCAGTGAAACCTGGTGTACCTTCTCTAACGATATTAATGAAAGGATATTCCAGTTTATACTGGTTATCTTTAGAGAATGACAAGTAATATCCTAAGTTAGAAGCATCATCAAGGTCAAAAATGTACTGATGACCTCTAACAAAGAGGAATTTAGGATGTTTAGCGTAAATATTGACGTTAGCTACTGAAGATCCAGTTCCAGCAAAGGTAGGATCTTGTACAGCAGTGCTTCTTAGACGGAAACTGAAGTCTCTAGAATTAAATATCTCTTCTACGAAGAATGAACCATTATAATCATTAGTACCAAAGTTTTCAGTGAATATAATGTCATTAAGTTCGAAATTATGTCTACTTGCAGCAGAACAATATACTAAATCAGTGTTTGTAAGTGATCCAGAAGGAATTACGTCCTTATTAAGTTTTGCAATTAAAGATATCTTCTTAACACCAAGCAGTCCAGTGAAGGTTGCTATCTTACCAGTAGCATCAACAGCAAATTGTAGGTTGACAGCATCAGCATCAATGGTGTCTCCTTTAATAAAGTTGGAGTCATCATAGATTTCTTCAATCTTAATAGTGTAATCAGACGCTGAGAATGCTTTCCAAGAAGCAAATGTTGCTAATGTACTGCCATTATAAGATGTATTTGCAAGATCTACAACATATATGCCTGATGCTGAGGTATAAGCCCAGTTAATAGCACCATCAGAAACAACTCCAGTTGTATGTACAGGTGCAATTGTACTTGAAACACCAGTTGTTTGTGCAGTATAGAGTTTTTTATCGTTATAAACTACATCTCCAACAGTGTAATTGAAGTTAGTTGCCCATTGTGTTTCTGTTTTTTCTTCTGTAAAGTTCCTTTCTAGTTCGTTTATGTCATTAGCAGTTGATTTTAGTAATTTTGTGTTATCAAATGTACCAATAATCTTACCAATCTTGACAGAACTAGCTCCTACTTCAACAATTTGACCATACGCAGATATAACATCAGAACCACCAATCACTGAATACTGTTGTAATGTAGCACCTTTAGTGAATGTAGCTGGTTGATTAAATGATATTGTCTTAACAAGGTCAATTTGTGTATATGTTGCATCCTTGAAGTAGTATTTTGGTACAACAGTAGTTGTAAGAAGTAATTTCTTACCACCTGGTGTAGGAATAGTAGAAGTTTTATTAGCGTAAGACTGATCTGTAGATGTGACTGTAAATACACCAGGTACGTGCTGTGCTACTACATCACCATAGTCAAGGATTTGAATACCAGCAGGACCTATTGTCCAAGGATTCAGCGTTACTGCTTGAGTATTGAATGTATATGCAGATGTAGAAGCAAGAGTTATCTGATGTCCTGATTCAACATCGTTAAGAGTAAATGATCCTAACTGTGTTTTATCTTTGTCAACCTTGTATAAGAAACCTTTACTGATACTATTAGAACCAAGAATCGGTGTATCAGGGGGAGTAAACGCTTCAACATACTTGGCGGTCGGTGAGATGACTATGTTGTCAATCCAACCAATCCAGTTATTGACTGAACCAGGTGTTCCATCAGGACCCACACTAGCATCTTTTAAATTAACATCAATTGTGGTACTTGTAAGAACTTGTGTTTCAATACCATTAATAAAGAATCTATATTTATAATCTCCAACTCCAACACGTTCTTTAACTGCTGCTACGTGAATGAATACTTCATTATTAAGTACAGCAAAGTATACAGATGCAGCAGAGAATGTAGTTGTACCTGAGATGTCTATAAATGATTTACCGTAGTTGGGACTACTTTGATCAGCATCAAGACCAAATTTAACAACGTTACCTGCATTATCAGTAGATGTATAGAATATTGGTTTTGTATTAGCAGCAGCGTACTGAGTAGATCCTAGTGCCCAGAATCCCTCCATAGTCCAACTGGTTGCTACATCTGATCCATACTGAAGTGCAAGAGAGTTAGCAGCATCTAATTTAATAGAAGATGCACCAGCAAATTTCTTAGTGTCATCAATTACAGCGTTACCAGTAGCATACCACTGTTTGTTTGTACCAGTTTTTAAAGTGTCATTATATGTCTCATCAAATAAGTTATCAGCAGTATCCCAGTTAAAGATTGCAAGTTGGTCAGATTCAACTTTATTACCAACAACAATAGTATCACCTGAGTTATCATTAGATACTGCAACAGGTTTGAAACCAATACCACTTGTTTCTGATAGAACTGTAGCATTAATAGCGGTACCTGTGTTCCAACCTACCTTTAGAGTTACAGATTTAGCAGCATTGAAATCTTCCTGTACAGAACAAGATACATCAACGTTACCAAAGATATCAAATTTAACTCCACCATTCTCACAACTCTGATAAGTACCACTTGGTACAAAGATCTTTTGGTGTACGGTAGAAGTATAAACGTCATTGTCAAATTTTACATATAAAACACCATAATTCTTACCATCAGTATTAACAGCAGTAGCAGTTACATATACAGAACCATATTCATCAATAGTAAATGTTGGATTCTTAAACTTGTAAGATGCATTAGTGATCTTCTTAGACCAAGCTAATTCAATAGTTGCACTATCATAGACAGTTTCACCAATAATGATGTCAGAGGTATTATCTGGTTCGTTAATACCAACAAAAAGGAATCTATCTGTAGACTTCCACTTTAACTGATGTAATCTTTCACTGACTGCACTAGAAGCGATCTTACGCTTCTCCATAATAGATCCATCGATATCAAGTAAAGCAACCCACATATCGTCAGCATACAAACTGTTAGAGTCTGTATAACCACCTATCATTACTCTTCCATCTTGATCAAGAGCAATAGAAGTAGCATAGTCCCTTCTTGTAGCACCAGATATACCTGCAATATCACGTTGCCACTGAAGAATACCATCAGGGTTGTTTGCATTATCAAATCCTGAAGTATATTTTGCAACGATAACGTCTGGGTTATGAGTTAAGTTAGTAATATTAGGAACAGTTTCACCAATAACGTAGATATTATGAGGATTGCTGTTCTCGACATATAGTGAATTCCATTTTAGTGACTTGGGATTAGCATTTGGAACTGTAGGAACTAAGGTTCTCTGCCAAAGTAAACGACCATCACTGTTGAACTTAGCAAGAACACCACAAGTATCACCACCAGTTAGATCTCTTTGTCCAACAACGTAGATAGTACGGTCATCAGCGACTCTAACGTCATTTACTGAAAGAATACCAGTTGCTTCTTTAATAAAGGATAAGAAGTAAGTTGCTTTCTTATATCTCTGTGGATGTGATACTCTGATCTGTGGAGGATTAGAAGCACTGTATCCAGAACCAGAGTTGATAATATTTGCTTGTGAAACACCACCTGCATCAGTTCTAACCAGAGAAAGTTGGAAATCTTGTCCTGTGTCAGTAATCAACTCATAGGTTGGAGGTAGTTCAGAAGAATAACCAACACCATTCTGTGTAATTGTTAATTCTTCAACACCAGATATAACTTTAACTCTATAAGTTTTATTTGTAGAATCTAATATAGGATTACTGGTAACGATAACTTCATCACCAATACGCAATTCGTGTTCTGAAGGAGTAGTGATACGACCATAAGGTATATCATTCGCCATATATGAAGAATAACCAGATATTGAAAGACCTTTAACTGAGTCAACTTTAGCAGAAGCACCAAATCCTTCTGTGTCTGTATTATCAAAGTATAGTTTATCGTTTACTTTATAAGAAATACCAGGATTCTCTACCACAAATCCATCAACTTGAGCATCCTCAAATTTAGTCGTAGTTTCAATGTCAATATCAACTTCTGATCTAGTAGAAACTTTAGGATAGTAATCGAATAACTGAAGTACAGGTTCTTCTGCAATATTAATAGGTGTACTATCTTCTAAATTATTGATAACACCATCACGGTTTGTATCTTCAATTTCAAAGATAAGTTCCTCACCAAATTCAGTTACAAGAATATCAGTGTCTTGGTTTGGTTGGCGATCAATATCGATGTCAACATCTTCATATGGATCTCTAAATCTAACAACACCTAATGGAATATTTGTTTGAACAGCATTCTGACTGTAGTTCCACTCATCTGCTTTAGAATAAAGTTGAGAACCGCATATGTATGGGAATATAGGATTACCTGCATCTGATGCATCAATAGACACAAAGTACGCATATATGCCTTCAGGGAATTCAGGAGTCTTACAAAAACGCCCGTTATATTGATCTAAGTCACCATATTGGAAAGTATATTCATAATCTTCAATAAATGATCCAGCTGAATAGTTGCTTAGTAGAGGTCCGTCTGCTCTTACTGGAGTTGGGTTAGTTGCAGCGTCATAGATTAAGACATCCTTAATCTTATAAGAGCTTCTAATACGACGTACACCAGAAGACTGGTCGGTAGCATCAATGTAACCATAAGGACCATAAATGGGGTTACCATCGAATGCCCATCCAAGAATCGGAGAATGTAACCACCCAGTAGCAAGTTCTTGTAATTGTTGAGTCGATTGGTTTTTGAAGACATTATCGCCTAAAACGTAACGGAGCTGTTTTGGATCAGATACGTGAGCATATTCACCACCATACTGAGTGTTGTAACCTGCAAACACATAACCGCGTGCTGTATCAAAGGATTGTCCTAATTCATCTTGTAGGTTACGTGTCCACTCAAAAACGTTTGCAGTGAATGTCGCCATCTCACCGACTGCTTCCAATCGGATCGTTGTGTTACCTGTTGTATATCCTATACCTCTATTTACAACTGTAACACCAATAACCTTACCTCTATCTTCACCAACTGTACCAATTGTAGCTCTTGCCACAGCACCATAACCATCTCCATTGATTACAATCTCTGGTGCAGTAGTATATGCACGACCTGCTGCAATAATAGCGATTGAAACGATACGACCATTAATAATGATTGCTTGTGCAACAGCACCTTCACCTGAATTCAGTTTAATAGTAGGAGATGCGGTATAAGATGAACCTGCATTGTCAATACTTACAGACTGAATAGGTCCGCGAACTTCAGCAGTAGCAGTTGCACCTGTTCCTTCACCACCTGAAATAGACACATCAGGTTGAGATGTATATCCTTGACCTGGGTTTTCTACTAATATCTTAGAAACTACACCGTTTGTAATAACAGCAGTAGCAGTTGCACCGAATCCGTTACCACCCACGATAGAAACAAGAGGACTAGAAGTATAACCAGTACCACCAGAAGTAACTTCAATCTCACTTAACGCTCCGTTTACAACAACACTAGCAGCAGCACCTGCACCATTTCCTCCACTAATCTCAATAACAGGAGGATTCGCTGCATCATATCCCTGTCCAACGTTTGTTATGGAGATGTCTATAACACCACCGTACTTAATTTTTGTTTCAGACTTGTATGACCAGGCAGAAACTCCGTTCACCCAGGCTCCGATAGGACCGAAACTTGTTTGTTCACGTTTACTTATTGTATTGATGACACGTGGTATACGTATAAGTTTACGTTGGTTACCTGGTAACAGTGCAGAACCTACGAAAGGACCTACCTGATAGTTCGGTATACCTGAAGAAGCGATGTATGAGTGTGTATCGTCAAAGAATGTATTTTGTACGTTTGTAGTAAAGTCTCTAATTGCAATGCTGATACCTTCTTCTGTAGACTTACCTTTATTCAAGTCAACAGATAGGAGGATATTACCTTGTGGAGCAGCATCTGCTGGTGCAGGTATATTGTATTCAAAGAGGAAATCACTAATACGTGAAGTAACTAGGAACGTACCGTTGAACACAGTTGGGTTTGCACCGTAGATGGTAACAGTGTCACCAACAAGAAGACCGTGCTTATTAGAGCAAGTTACGGTTGCAGTCTGGTTATTAAGTCCGCCAGGTACAATATCAGTAACGTTTATCAGTTTCTTAACGTTATACAACCAAGAAGTGATACGCTGATCTGTAGCAGTAGAACCTAGAGATGCAACGTTTAATTTATCACCAGGTAAGTAGTACGAACCAGTATCAGTCAATACGGTAGATTTTGCATCAGCAATACCTAAAACACGCAATTTAATCTCAGTATTGGTTCCGCGATTGCAATATACAAATATATCAGAATGAATTACAGTTCCCGCATCCCAATCTTCAACAACACCATTCTTAGAACGTGTACACTCAATGAACTGGTTAAGTGTCTTTTCCTTATATTGTACTTGCTCAGTATCATTAATACGGATAGTTCCGTTTCTTTCTGGCCAACCAATCGTAGAGTCAACAGTAATGATTGATTCTGTAGTGTTAAGTGATTCTACAAGAGTTGTTTTGTAGGGTATAGTGAATGAACCCTGTAGAGTTTCCTCAGATATAGCAAGTTCATATACAGTTCCTACACCAGTATTGATAGCAATAACGTTCTCAATCAGTGCAGATGCACCCTTAACAGAGTTATCTACGTCATCCACATACTGAATTAACTGTGAATCAAGTAAATCAATAGGATCACCTTCTATAAGTTCAGCACGGAGGACTGTATCTACGTTCCAAGATGCAGCAGATGGTTTAATAACCTCATCTTTTGGATAAGATACATCCACATTCTCAGAGAACAGCATCTTGAATAGGTACTGTGTTGAGATCTTTGTACCCTTAGATGCGTAAAAATCCGAAATAGTTTTAATGATCTGCGGAGCATTTACTTTTTCATAGTCAATTTCCGCATTTGGTAGATATTGATTTACGTACCTTCTGTATAATTCCTTAGCAAAGAGTGTATCTAGGTTGTGAATGACTCCTCCAATCTCGTGTGAAGATTGAATTGTAGATGCTTCTGTACTGTATACTTGGTTTCCTTTCTGATCAAATGAAGATGTGCTAGAAACACCACGCTTACAGTTAACAAATGCAGATGGTTGATATCCAGAACCTGCACTATGGATCGTAAATCCAGTAATTTCACCAAAACCAACGTCACAAGACGCTTCAGGTGCAGGTGGAGCAGCAATAAAAACTTGAGGAGGTTCTGTTTCTGAGTATCCACTTCCAAAACTGGTTATATTGATATCAGTAATCTCTCCGTTGAATATGGTTGCAACAGCAGTTGCTCCAGTACCACCAGCTGGTGCACCAGTAATATCCTTCCTATTATCAACGATATACACCGATGGAGCGTCTGTGTAACCTGCACCACCAGTTAATAGTTCAATATTAGTAACTCTACCCGCAGTTACATTGACATCAAGTATTTGTGCACCTACAGGATCAATAATACGTGCTCTAGGAACACTGGTGTAACCTTGTCCTCCTGAAACGACTGTAATGCCATTAACACGCCCGAATGCATCAATTGTTGCAACAACGTTAGCTCTTATGGCATTGTCACCTGTTGGAAGATCCAAATACACAAGAGGAGCAGTAGTATATCCTGAACCATCATCTGTGACAGTAATTGAATCAGGATCGATCACACCGTTAGTTAACGTTGGGTTACTAATGGTTGCACCACCAGGATTCTGGAATTTGATCGATGGGATCCTATCGTAACCACTTCCTGAACTGTCTACAATGAGTTGTGAGACCCCTTCGATGGAATCATCAACAACTGCACGGATTTGAGCAGTTTTACCTTCAGGGTCAGCAGGTGAGTCAACAATAACAACTGGAGGATTGTTTGAAGCGTAACCTTGTCCTGCAAATAGTAATTGAGTCTCTTTAATACCATTAACAAGTGCTTCAGCAGTAGCACCAAATCCAGTACCCTTAGTTGACGCAACACTAATCTTAGGAGCGAAACTTAAACGATATCCACTACCACCTTCCTTAACAATAACTGATTTTAACTTCTCATCTTCAATTTGAGCAACTGCACTCGCACCACCACCAAATTCAGGTGCAATAAGTTCAATTGAACGAACAGCGATAACAGAATTTTCACCAATATCCTCTTTAAAGATTAATTTATTTTCAAATATTGTAAAATCTTCATATGGACGTTTTTCTACTCTATTAACAACAACTATAGAAGATACAGTAGATAATGGAGTATAACTTGATCCGTCTAACTTTAATTCAAATTCTTTAGCATCATTAGCAACAGTAATGGTGTCCAGAGAACGTACAGGAATGCTTGTGTAACCAATTAGGTAACGAACTGTATTGATAGCACCTGTAAGCAGTCCTGTAGGGGTTTCTGGGGGGTTTACAAGACGTATCTTATCTCCTTCAAGGAAATAGTCTACATCTGGATATTGAAACTCGTTATTTACAATAACAAGAAGATGTTGTGAACTTTGAGGAGTTACAGGTTTTCCAAGTAACCTTAAAGGAAATAGCGTTGTTGAACCATCAAATTGATCAGAAATTGGTTCGAATTCTTGGATTTTTCTATCGAATTCGGCTTTGTCAACACCAGGCGTGAAAACAATGTCAGGAGAGTGTGTAATTTTGTCATAGTAAATGACTTCTTCATCGATCTTAATTGTACCATCATTTTCGAGGAAGTAATTTACGTTTTCTGCAATTATAGTTTTTTGTGTCGGATCTACTCTTTCTAGTACAGCAGAGGTAGAAGAAAGGAAATTTGGGTCAAATTCTCCCGAACCAATATCTGTATATCTCAGTATGTTACTTAAAACATCGTACGGACGACCCGATTTCTCTTGAGATTTATAATATTGCGTTAAAAGATTGACAAACTGGTCGTTATCTTCTTTAATGAATGCAGGAATTTGATCCTGCAACCTATCTGATATTGTAATAGCCTTCATCTTATGTTTTTAGAGACTAGAAGCAAGAATTAAATTCTGGTACTTCGTATACAGTGGTTGGATAATCAATGATATTTATAGAACTACCATCGAAGTTGATAGGAGTAAAGTCAAATGGGTCAAATGTTTTAGCATTTGTTGTATCAATCGTGTAATCAATCGACTGAACAGTTGGGTTAAAGATTGCTGGATCTAAGCCAGGACCTACGTCTATGTTACTAGATGCAGGTATCACGGTAACAGGGATTCTATTAGTTCCATCAGGTGTACTTGCTACATCGATAGGTCCTAAACATACCTGTCCATTCTTATAATCTACAGTTCCTACATTCTTTTTCAGTACAGTCTCTGTTTCGTCAACCTTTGTAACCAAAATTAGAGTTCCGTAACCATCATCACGAATATTCACTGGAAGGAATGCAGAAGTGTCATTCTCTATTAGAGAAGCAGAAGATATCTGATTGCCATTTGTGCTTCCAGTTAATGCGAGAAGACTCTCGGTATAACCAGTTGCATAGAATGTACCACTCTTAACACTTGAATACTTAGGTGTGCAAGTACCTCCGTTATCTGTGCCAGTACCACTTCCCCCTTTGTCTGCTCCTGAAAGATCGTTAGGGTTAGCGATTTCATTACCAAAGTCAATACATTGAGTAAATGTTTGACCAAAGTTAAATCCAGCAACGTTCATACCCAATGTCATATGAGTGACATTACCACTAATTGCAGGATCTGATGAATCGATCATCGTTTGGTAAGCAGAGATATCAATACGACCATTAAATCGAGTTGATTCTGCTTGAGAATTGTACTGATCGATAGCTCCAAGAACTTTAGACGCAATTTCATTATTTGATAGTGTAGTCTTATTACCGTCAAAGAATGCCCAAGTTTTAGGTCTGATAAAGAGGGTAATTGGGTCAACGATAACTGGTTCAATCGCAGCGATGGAATATTTTTGTAAATCTGTTCTGATTCTTTTTTTAGTTGTGGTATTAAGTAAAGCACCTGATTTAGTCCTAATTGAAATGTATACCTTTCCATAAACAGGAGGTTGTAAGCGTTCTCCACCGTAAGCAGTAACTGCTTTTGCTTGAGGATAGACTTTTTTGGTAATGTATTCATAGTCTGATTCAGTAACTGCCCTGTTTTGACTGTTAAACGCTCTAGGAGCGTTGAATTTAATCGATAGGGTAGATTCTAAGTCCTCACCGTCTTGTGCACCGTCAATGGTCACTAATGATACATTTGATGTAGCAACAAAACGACCAGTTGAATCTTGAATGCGTCCAATGAAGCTAAATCTCTTACATCCGTTAGCAGCAGTTCCTTCAGTCTTCACATACTTAAGTTTAATAACCTCACCTGCAATTAACTGACGACAGATAACTCCGTCACCAAAAACTACGTTGTATCTTTGGTCATCAGTCTCTTCAAGGAAGTAACCACGAGTAGTTCCATCAACATCAACAATATTTTCTACTAAGTTATATGTGTCAATCTCTTCAGACTGTGCGTTAGGTGAAATAGAGACTTTTAATAGGTCAGTATCAATAGCATCTGATGGAACTAGATATGTTCTCTTCTTAACGTCCTCTACAACGTACTCATACTCTAATGTATTACCTTGATAGATCACAACTTGTGTAAATGTTGCGATTCCAGTTGCTTGATCAACAGTAGCAACTAAATTCTCTGGCAATGTGAATGTATATCCCTGTCCAGCAGTTGTAGACACAAATACATCACCTGCAATCATAGTTACACTACTAGGATAGTCTGTGCTATTACCAATTACAGTAGTTTGTACTGCAAATCGCACACATCCTTTTGGTGCTTTTACAGAACGTGGTGTATAGTTTAATTGTTTTGCAATTTTAACAACGTTATCTCTAATAGTCGCAGATTCGAGAAAAGCCTCGTTCATCGCCATATTAGCGGTGAATGAAGCATAATAAGTGTTATATGATAAAACATCTAAAAGATATGATGCAGCAGAACCGTCAAAATCATAATCTGTGAACTCATCTCTTGTTCTTAGATATGATCGAATAGATTCTCTGATCTCTGTAAAATCTAACGAGGTTAAATTGGATGGAATTGCTGCCATTATACTTTCTCCAATAAGAAATCAACAGTTTGTATGAGGGTCTCTCCTACAATGGTGTAATCAACTTCCACTTCTAGTTCATTTGGTTCACCAGGTATCATTCTTATTTCATTAACCACGATGCGAGGTTCAAAAGTCTTTAATACGTTAAACATCTCTTCTTTAAGTTCTTCTGACATAAACACATCAAAAGGTTCAAAAAGCATCTGACGTAAACGAGATCCTTTAGTTGGTTGAAATGGTCTCTCACCAAATCCTGTCAGGATAAGGTTTTTCATCGCTTGCTTAATAGCATTCTGATTCTTTACAATAGAAAAATCCTCAGTATTGGGGTTTGCTTTCATCCCTATACTGAGGTCACGGAATTGACGTGATAAATTTCTTTCTGCGTTAAACCGATACGCCATTAAGCGTTAATATTGACATTATATGTCTATTTAGTCACTTTCCTTGCCCTCGATACCTCTTACGCTTTTGATTACGTGAAGTTGCACTTAATTTGCTATGTTTTCCCATCCCTTGACGTGTTTTTTTAGGGTTAGGTTCCTTCAATAGGTTTGTATTCGAATAGACTGCCATAAAAAATAATGATCTAGTAGGATTGTAGCATATTTAGATCAACCTGCCAATACATTTGGACTTCCAAAGGCAATAGCAGACGAACACGGCCAAGATTTACCAGTTACACCGAATCCTAATGGGTCTGTAAGACGACCAATAGGAATTTTGAACGCAAATACAGTAAATGTAGTTGCCCATAGTGTTCTTCCGTGTCCAACTCCCTTCATATCTTCCATAGTAAGCAAACTACAGTTAATAGGAGTCGGTATAATGCACATTGCCTTACCACAAGGGCACACATAGTTAATAATATTGGTTGTGATACTTCTGTGTGTGGTAAAAGTATCAGAGTTAATCATAATTGGCAAACCATTTACCAATACTGTTGCTCGCATTGGATTGAGAGCAGTTAATGGAACCAATGGTGTTGGTGGCCATAAACAAGTTTTGTCCTTAACAATAATTGGTAATTCAATAGGAGGACTATTACAAGGTTGTGTACTATGAATAGTCGAAGGAATAGGTATACCGTGACCTGTGTCAGGTAACCCATTATGATTCGCAACTGGTTTTAAGACTCCTAATGCCATTATTGTTCAGGTTCAATTATATCGCATTCGTCGAAATACGGATTACCATATCTCTTTAATGATTGGGTTAATAGATGTGTTGCACCAGGAAGGTAGTTGACCCAGTGCATATTACCGTTTATCGGTCCTAGTTCTATGTATGGATTATCTTCGTTAGTTTTACCTGTGTCAAATGCCACAGTAGAGTGCACAATGTTCTGTAATGCAGCACATTCACCATATGAGTTTAAGACACTACTCTGCACCCACGTAGATGGGTCTGAGAAAGGTTGTCCTGTGCATATGTT